TTACAACAAGCAGCAAGGGAATGGTTCAATTGGTTAGAGGAGAGTTCTGATATCACTAAAGTGTTTGAACAAGAAACCCGAAGTTCAGAGGTTTGTTATGCTGCAGCAGTTGATCCGGATCAATTGAAGGACCACGATTTAGAAGTAGCTAGACGAATCTGTAGGGATAGACTTGCAATAGCCGGTTGGATTAAGATGTTTTTCAATTTGGAGGACGAAGATGAAGGAATACAAGAAAAAGAAACTGAGTAATTCTTCTCAAGCCAAGAAGAAAATTAAATTTAAAAAGAAAAAGGTGATAGAAAAAGATGGGCCAAGATGATATTGCGAAGTATATAGAAAGCAAATATCCTAAATGGATTAGTGCCCAAAAGATTACTACAGATATGAAATTATCACGAGTTAGTGCGAATCGTTGTCTAAGATCATTAAGAAAAAGAGACGAAGTTGAGTTTAAAGTATTAACCGGCAGAAAGTTGAGAGCTGGTTGGAACACATTTTATAGAATAAAACCAAAAGAGGTAAAACACAATGGAATTTGAAGAAGCTTTAAAGGCAATGAAAGAAGGAAAAGAAGTATACAATGAGATTTGGAATGGTTTGAAAACTGACAAACATATGTTCGTTAGAATACAAAGACCTGACCAAAATTCAATGATTACTGAGCCATATTTGGTTATGGAAGTTATTGATAGAAAGGGAACAACACATACAATTGTTCCATGGTTTCCATCCAGGTTAGATCTCTTTTCAAATACTTGGTTTGAAATTAATGAAAAATCCGCATAGAAGTAAAAAGAGGTAAAAAAACAATGAAATCTGATGAAGAAAAAATGAAAGATGCACAAAATGATATCCCGCAAGGGGTTAAGGAAACTAAACAAATTAAGACAACTGTTAGAAATATGTCTGAACTGTACAATGAAAAGCTAATGCAAATCAAAGATCTAGCTTCTTTAGAAGTGTTATTGCCAACTTCAGTTAGAATGAAAAAGAGACTTCAGTCTATTAAAGATATGTCAAGCGCATATAGTATTAAAGTAAGAGGAAATTGGAAAACTACTGCGCCGGAAATGCACATTATGGGCCTTGAAGGTAGAAAGATCAATAATGATGAAGCAGAAATATCGTTTAGTATCTTTGAAACTGACAAGAAAGGTAATAAGAAATTGCATACACATTATACTGAAATTGAATTGAATAATGGAAATAAAGTAACACGAGCAACTTCTGCAGAATATAGAGTTGCGTTTGAAGTTACTGAAAAGATAAAGAACGGCAAGCCAATTACTAGAGAAATAGTAAGAATGGACACAGAAGAGGTAAAACAAGATGACGAATAAATTTGAATGGGACGGGGAAAAGATCAAACAGTTACGAGTTGAAGAAGAACAGAAATTCACACCTATGGAAATATTAAATGCTTTGGCCCATGTCCGTGGTAAGATTGATCAGATGAAAGCAGATGAAGTTAAACGAATGGGAAATATGAAAATTTCTCAAGATCAATTAAAGAGTGCTATTGCGCATGAAGTACAATTGGGAAAACTTGAAGAGAAATGTACCGAAATTCAGGTAAAAAGGCTTGCATTTTTTATTGAACAACTTACTGCTGAATGTATGGAAAAAGCAGAAAAGAATGCTAAAGAAACTATTGCAAAGGATCCAGAAGCATATACTGAAGATCAAAAGAAAAATATGTCTTATGTGAACTTTCAGAGAAATATTGCAACACATAAAAAAGTTGCAGAAAAGATATCTTCTCAGATAATTTCTAAGTATGTGTATGAAGAACCTATTTTTGAAAATCCTTTTAAGGGTTAATTTTTTTTCTTATTGATAAGTAACACAAAAAATAATTTAAGTTGAATTTAAATAAATCGGTGAGATGATAAAATAATATGGGCTTTTGGAAAGATCTATCTACTAATATTGGGATTCTAAGTAAACAAGCACTTCCAGGTTCACCAGTAGGCAACCAAGAAGTAGGTCTTGCACAATTAAATTATAGTGGAGCTCAGGATCCAAACGATAGACAAGCAATTTTTCCAGCTTGGTTTTTCTCTCAAAGACTTGGTCAACCCAGACAGGTAGATACTCAAAAGATTAGAAAACTTGCTCAGTCACCTTGGGCATTTATGGTTCTTTCTACATTTAAAAAACAAATATACACCACTGAGTGGAAAATAACTAAAACTGACGAAGATGAAGAAGGTGACAGATCTGAAGACATCAAGAAAATTACTGACTTTCTTAACAACATCAACCCAAATGGCCAAACAATTAACGATTTGAATTCTGAGTCCGTTACAGATATTGGTGAAATTGATGCTGGTGTCTGGAATTATGTATATACAAGTGATTCTTATACAATTGGAGATCTTCCACTTTATGATGCGTGGGGTAAAGTTATTGGCACAGAAGTCGGTCTTGTATTAAAACCACTTGGCCAGAGAGAAATTGTCCAAGTAAAGTCTGTTGATGGTGCTAGTATGCTGAAACAGGTTGACATTCACAAGAATCTATTAAATTTCTGGCAATATTCATTCAAACATCCAAGACAAAATCCTACTAGGTTCGAGAAAGAAGAAATATCTTACATGATAATGAATTCTAAATCTTATAGTATTTATGGTTTTAGTCCGATGCAATCAGTTCAGCAAGTTATTGAACTACTTATTCAAGGAACCAGATATAATAAAGATCTTTACACCAATAATGCAATTCCTGATGTCTTAGTAAGCTTACCAAAACTTCCTGGTCCTGGACTGAAAAAACTTAAAAGAGAATGGAACAGAAGTTATAAAGGAAAACCACACCAAGTGGGATTCATTAACTGGGCAATAGAAAACTTTCATAAATTAACAGATTCTAATAGGGACCTTGAATGGCTTGATGGCCAGAAATGGTACAAGAAATTAGTATTTGGTGTTTATGGTGTAAGCCCAACCGAAGCTGGTTTCTTTGAAAATTCTAATAAATCTAATGATGATGGTCAGGAAAGAGTTACAGTAAGAAATGCAGTAAAACCATATTTAGCATTGTTTGAGCACGTTATTACAAGTAGACTAATTACAGAAATTTTACAAAGGGAAGATCATGGATTACAATTTGAATATATGCCAAAAGATCATACACTTGAGAAAATAGAGTTTGAGCAAGATATGCAGGAACTCGATCACGGTACTCTTACGATTAATGAATTCAGAAGAAAGAAAGGACGTGAGAAAGCCGAGTGGGGAGACGATCCTTTAAGGAGACCGTTTGACCCAGCTACTTCTTTTACGAATTTTGGTGGCCCTATGCCCGGGGCGCCTTCAAATTCTAATAATCCAAATGAACCTAAAGGTCCTAAATCGCCTGATCCAAACAAAATGTTTAGAAAGAAATTCGAGGCATTTCTAAATGACAGCAAATAGTGTTCCTACTGCTGACGAACTTAACGCAGTAAAACAAGGTGAAACTTATACTATCAGATTTAGTGCAAACACTGCAGGATATACAAATTACCATTTAGATTGGTACGAACATACGGATAGTTAAAATGTTAAAACTCGAATTTAAAACTTTTTGGAACAAATTGGACAAAGATAAATTTGTAGGTTATCTTGCTACTGTGCATTGCATGACTGATGTGTTTGGCTTTACATTTATTATGAAATCTAAAGAAAAGTGGGAATATTATACAGTGATGTCATTTGAGTCAATCCGGAGATTTGCGCAAGAAAATGAAGAAGATCCAATGAATGCAATGGATATGTTTGTAACCAACTATTGTAGTAATACACTTCCAGTACTTCCAGAAGAAATAGAACAAATTAATACTGAAATTGAAGAAAAGCCGGAAGAAGAAGAAATAACTAAAGGTTTGGAAATAGATGCTGGAGATGATATTGTTAATGAAGCAAAAGATTATGCAGATTTTCTATTAAAGTTCTTTAACAAGTTTGAAAAGAAAGTATTAAGTTCAATTACTCAAGATAATATAACGAAATCTATGAATAAGAATTTCGGCGAATTCTTGGCAACTTTGTTCAACACAGTCAATTCAATAGCTTTTGCGAAACATATTAAGAAGTTCATAAAAGCGGATATGGTGGCCGGTTTAGTCTCAGCAGAAGCAGAATTGGGCATTGACATTGGTTTCACTAAAGAGTACCAAGAGAAGTTAAATGTACTCGCTGCTCAACAACTTAGTGGATACACTATTAACGGTAAGCTCTGGCCCGGCATACAAGGAGTAAGTAAAGAGATTCAGGTAAAAGTCATAAAAACTGTTCAGAACGGAATTAATGATAAGAAAAGTGTTGACGAAATTAAGAAAGATGTTGGGGAAGTATTTGATAAATTTAATGACTGGAGAAGCGAAATGATCGCAAGAACAGAGACGAATCGTATTTCAAATTCAGCTCAATTATTAGGTTACAAGGAGAGTGGTTTAGAAGGTAAAAAGGTTTGGAGTTCAGCAATGGATAATAGAACTTCTGATATATGTCAAAGACTTAATGGTCAAGAACAAGAACTTGATGATCCTTTCATTGATCCAGTAACTCGTAAGGAATTTCAACATCCTCCCGCTTTACCGAATTGTAGGAGTACTATATTCTTCCGACCTAAATAATGTGGTACAACTATATTTATAAATAATGTAGTTCAGTTATGGTATATGCCTAATATTAAAACCGGAAGAGATATATTTTGTAAAACCTGTAATAAAAAGTTCTATGTTGCTCTTTTCAATCTAAAGAAAAATAAAAAGTACTGTTCTTGGAAATGTTATCAGAAAGATAATATTCCTTGGAACAAAGGATTAACTAAGAAAGATGATCCAAGATTAATGTCTGTTTCTAAGAAGTCCTCTGAACAAATGTATAGAGAATATGCTGATGGAACTAGAGATAAAAATGAAATAGTAAAGAAAGCCCATGAGGCGGTTAGAGAAAAAAGTTTAGAGAGATTTAAGACAAATCCCAACAGAATGATTAGTAAAAGGGGATATTGGATGATCTATGTTCCTTTGCGAGGATGGGTTAAAGAACACCACTATATTTGGGAGCAGGCTGGAAGAATTATTCCAGAAGGCCATCATTTACACCATATTAATGGGGACAAATTAGACAATCGTTTAGTTAATTTACAATTATTAACAAGTTCTGAACACAGAAAGAAGCATCCCATTGAGCGTAATGAATTAGGTAGATTCAAATCTAGATAATTTAAGTTGAATTTAAAAGTATCAATTCATTTCCTATTTCTGATGGATGTAAAAAAAGCTACTCAAGAGGGTTATAGAACTGAACTTTTTATGCCACTTATGAAGGGTAAAGAAGGCAAATATATGGCCGTTTTG